GCGAGCGGTTTTCCAGGGAGACGGGGAAGGGTTCAAACGGTACTACGATGGGGTCCAGGTAATTGAGCCTCGAATGGCAAGGACCTACGGAGCGATCAAGGGTAACTCTACAACAGCAACCCAGCTGGATGAGATGAATAATCTGTCAAATGTCCAAGACGTGTTTGATGCAATGGGAGTTGCAGCCTACCCGGTTCCGAACAGGGAAAACCTCGGGACAATCAGCAGACTCCTCAGTAAAGCCTACGATCCGAGCGAGAAGATCGCAACGAATCTAGGCCAGTATTATTTTGATCCTAGCAAGACGAGTGACTTTTTGGATCAGTTGGAGCGCTACAATCTCAGGCGAGATGAGTTGATGAAAATCCTGGCCCAACAGTCAGGGAGACCGCTAAGTTTCGGGACTCGCAGCCTACTCTCAGGGGATGAATAATTGCCGGGATATTGCCGGGATATTTGTTCGAGTTAGGGGTTTTTGGAGGCTTTTTGCCAAGTTCTCAAAAAGAAAAACCCTGATAAACACTGGGGAGGGTATGCGCCCACCAGGACTTGAACCTGGAACCTACTGATTAGAAGTCACAGAAGCCTACCAGTAATCACCTAGTCTGGCAGGTCGCTTGCCGGGATATTACCGAGATATTTGCAGTCGAATGCGTTTCGCAGATCGGTGACCTGATCATCGTAGTAACTGATCGTTGTGGTGATGCTAGCGTGTCTCAAGGAGCGTTTTACGAGTGGAGCACTGAATCCACTGTTAAACAGCTTTTTGCAATAGGAGGCACGATACCCGTGAAGAGGTTTGGGGCCAGAGATCCCCAGAGATCGCTGGACCTTTCTCATTGCTGCAGTGAGCTCATTGAGGTGAGCCCAATATTTGTGGAGTAGATAGTGGTGATCTTTTATTTCGTTTTCCAGGACTGGTTGCAGGATCTGAGGGAATACTATCAGCTGCTCTTTTCTCCCTTTGACTCGTTGGTCCTCGGAGTCACCGACTCGGATCTCTCGGGTATTGATCGAGACATCTTCCCAGGTGAGGTGGAGGAGCTCGGACCCTCTGAGCCCAGTGTGGCGTAAGACGTGGTGAGCTAGTCGTAGCAATCTCCAGCGCTTGCCTTCTTCTTTCTTCCCTTCCAGATAATCTTCCAGTTGATCCAATTGCTGTTCTGAGAATGCAGCAACAGGTTTGGAGACCTCTCTGAGCATCTTCACCTCGACAGGCTGGGTCTTGGATCTGGCTGCAGACCAATTGGAGTAGACACGTACTGCTCGCAGGTAGCTATTGATACTTGCCTCAGATCGACCAGCTGCTTTCTCGTTTCTGATTAAATGCTGGATCCCTTTCTCAGAGAGCTCAGGGAGTTTCTGGAGAGCATTCTTATAATCTCTATAGGTATTGGGGGAGCGAGTGTTGGGGATCATCTGAAGAAAAGCATCTCGTTTATCACTGGGGAGAACCTGGTCATTATCCTGATATAATTTCTCGAGTAATTGATTTTTCCGCTGCTCAGATCGCCCACAGATCTGTTTTAGTTCCTCAACGGATATCAGAGTAACCTCCTTGCCTGTCTCGTGATAGCGACCGATGTAGACCTTTCGGCTTGGATGTTGGTAGATACGAACTTTTTTTCTTCCCATTTAAGTCATTCTGACGATGAGTGCTACCCGTCCGATCAGCCCAAAATCACTCCCATCATCTGGAGATACAGTCATCTCTCTATACTGCGGATTGTCTGAGATGATCCGTATTAAATTAAACTCTTTCTGTAATCTTTTAACAAAAGCCGAGTCCTCGACTCGGATCAAATAGAGCCCGTCACTAGTATAGCCACTGCTAAACTCCACACCGACAAAATCCCCGTGAGCGATCGTAGGCCACATTGAGTCTCCCTCCACTTTGACCATCCCAACCTTCCCATTATCGGGAAGCCACTGTTTAGGGATCTGGAGCTCCTGTTTCACGACCTCGATTCCCTGATACTCACCGTGTCCTGCCGATACTCGGACGTTGTACTCAGGGATTTTTCTGTAAGCGTTTGGAGTTTTCGAAACAGCAATGGTTTCAGCCACTTTTTTCGGGTTAGGAAGAAGCATTTCATCAAATTTTGTTACGTCTATAGAATTTTCTATTAGCAGTTGTCGCAATTCAACTACATCTAAAGTTCCTCTTACTTTCTTTTGGCTAAAGCCTGCTGGAGTCAGGTGTAAAGCGGCAGCAATTTTAGCTTCTGAACGTAGCCCCAAAGCCTTTCTGACAAAATCCACAATCTCGTTTTGGCGCATAAATCCTTAAAGTGTCAATAATTCTATTGACAATCATTAAATGTAAAAATATATATTAACAAACATCTTATTTGTCTATATAAGTTGATTCAATATTTGAGCCCAGGAAGCAGGCAACTCCTCCCTCTTGCCTCTCGACAGTGACGTTGAGACTGGGCTCCCTCCCAAACCTGACTGGAGTCAGCTTGGCAGCGCTCACCATCAAGAATTGTCTCATCTGCGAGAAACCACTCCCCAAGTACCGGGTGAGTTTCTGCTCTCCGGAGTGTCGCTCTAAGCAGAGGACTCTGAAACGGAAAGTCAGCATTCAGTGCGCTCACTGTAAAGAAGACTTCTCATTCGTAATGACGAGCTCTCAGAACAGTCGCAGATACTGCGATGACTGTAAACGCATTAGCCGTTCCAGGTCCAGAAGTGCGATGAGGGAGATAATGAAGAGTCGTAGAAATTACGAGAGTGACGATTGTTTTGCGCCTGCCTGGAACCCCGCTCGGGAACTTCCTGATTTTATTGGGTCCGCAACGGACCCACAGCCGATCGAGGGCAGTGATTTCCTGGAGGAGATCAAAGCCTACCTGTCAAAGGGGGGATCCGTTCAACGCCTACCTGTGATGCCTGCTGATGCCACAGGACACGGTGATCACCAGGTTTTTTTAATCGGAGTAAAAAATGACCAGTGAGATCAATGAAGTTCAACTCAAACAGAAAAGGTCGCTCTGCGGACAGGGGCCATCAAAGCGTGGGGAAGATCCTAAAGACGGTCTGGAGTCCAGAGGAAGGCTGGCTGCGTTGGTCACCAAAGCGTGGCGACTATATCGATAATGATCAGGCTCTAGTAGAGGAGGAGCGTTGGCAAAAAAACTTAGCGAGCTCATCGCAAAAGATAAACGAAATCGACCGCTCAAGGTCATCATCCAAGGAAAGCCCAAGAGCGGCAAAACCACCCTCATCTCATCGTTCTCTCGAGCGCTTCTTGGAGACGTTGAGAAATCAGCGGAGAGGTACGGATTCCCAAGACTAGATTGGGCAGGCTGTGACCTCTTCACAATTCTGGAGCAGATCAAACTGCTCTGGAGCGAGCCTCACGAGTTCAAGTCTTTCTTTATTGATAGCGCTGACTGGCTCGAGCAAATCATCTGGAGACAGGTCCTGCTGGACACCTTCCGGGAACAGGCGAAGGACAAGACGATTGATGATATTGGATTTGCCAAGGGGAGGGTTGCAGCTGTGCGCTATTGGCAACAGGTCCTGACGGCTCTGGACTATCTCCACGAGAAGATGGATATGCACGTGGGTTTTGTTGTTCACAGCCAGAAGAAGACCGTCAAGGATCCACTGCTTCCTGAGTACGATCGCTGGGAGCCTAAGCTCGACCAGCGAGCGAGTGGGCTGCTGACAGAGTGGGCAGAGTTAATTGGCTTCTTAACACTCGATTCTGAGGTCTCCAGGATTGCTGGCAAAGATAATGTGGAGCTTACCCAAAAGCGAGTATTGCACGTCATTGAGACGGGTAAATACTTAGCAGGTAATCGCTTTGGGCTAGTTGATCCAATTGAGGATCCAAGCTTCCAGAAGATTGCCGACCTAATCAAATGATTAGCTCGTTGCTGAAGGAGCGCATTAAGCGCACCCTTGGCAACAACACAAATATCCTCCGTCTCGCTGATCGTGGTGATCTCTATATCCGATCGATCGAATGCTCTGAATGCGGGAGGCTCAAACCTCTCTGGAAGATCAGTATACGGCAGGAGGATTACTGGTTTTGTAATGAGGAGTGTATCGGTAATTACTTCCCAGAAAACGATGATTCCGATGCAATGACTCTCTCAGAATTACGGACTGAGCTATTTGGTCCTACGGTTGGGTTCTCTAACCGATTCTCAGCTGAGTTGGGTTGGCTTAACAGAGACCGCTTTGGGAATAATGATTTTTAAATGATTTATTTCGCATTTAGCCCCAGCCGCAAAGAAGTAAAGATTGGGTACACCGATGGACCGATTAAAAAGCGCTTAACAAATCTTCAGACGGCTGCGCCTGACATTTATATCATCGCAAAGGCTTTTGGAGGTCTTGATGAGGAAAAGTACCTTCATCGTAGATTTGGGCATCTCAACGTCTCTCGTGAGTGGTTCCGGTACGAGAAGGAGATTGCCAAATTTATTGAAGATTTAAATAGCAATCAAAAGATTCCTCTGTGGCTAGAAGCAGAGGTGTCTTACGAGACGACTCGGCAATCTTTTATGCCAAAGTCTTGGGTTCTTTTACTCCAGGAAATTTTAGCATCTCCTGACCAGTATTTTATTACTGAGAAGGAGAAAGAGTTTCTAGATGGGATGAAAGCTAAATTTCTAGACCCCTGGTTAGGTGATTCGGGGGAGCCTGGAGTTATTTACGCCCCTAGTGCAAAGCAAAAGCAATGGGTACGCGACATTTCACAGAGGAAATATGCTCAACCACGCACACCAAGAATTGAAGAATGTCCTGTTATTAAACCCAACCCAGGCTCAAAACAGAGCCAATTTAGAGGAGAGGGATTCGAAGGCTGAACCTAAACCAGACGATTGGAGGATTGAGTGGGTGAAAGATTTACATCCTCAACTGAGAGAGGAAGGGGTGGAGGTTGTTGGTCTCGATGAGCTCAGAAAGCTCTCCTATGATGAGATGTACTCAACTTATAACAAATTTAGAAGTGTTTTTAAGGCGAGACAGCAATACCTGGCATTTTTGATAAGACACAACCTTGTAGATGAATTTCGAAGAGACTTCTCTAATCCAGATTTTGATTTCTTAGATTGTATCTTCAAATACCAATATTTTTACCGAGGTTTAATAAGGATTGCCTCAATTGATCTAAGGATCGATGTCCCAAAAAGAAGTTTTAAAGATATAAAATCAATAGAACCAAAAAGGAATACAAAGTTTGATTATGAGGTCTTGGAAGCAAGAATCCAGAAGCTAGAAAATGATTTTGATGGCTTAGTCTCTAAGTTGGGAGACTATTTTGGGAAACTAGAACATTTACGAGTAAAGGAAACGGATGAGTGAAACCGTCTTATTTGACCCACAGAACACAAACGTGGAGGTTCGAGATCGGATCCTCCAAGCTGGAAATTACACTGGTACGATTGAAACGTTCGAACTCCTGGAGCCTCTGGAGAGGGGGCAGCAGTATCAGATCACCTTCCGAGGGGGTGGAGGTACGAGTAGGAGAAGGGCCTGGATCGGACACGAGAATCCAACAGCTGCGGAGATTGGTCACGAGTTCCTGGTGGAAGTTTTCAAAGCGGTTGGGGTCACAGATAAGCTCACGCTAACGAATGGGAATAAGCTGCTTGCTGGCAAGCCAATCAGCTTTGCAGTAAGAGGCACAGGACAGCTGAAAACCAGCGAGCGTACGAAGAAGCAGTACGAGCTAACGGAAGTGAAGTACGTATCAGCTGAGAAGGCTGGGCTCCCTCCTTTCGAGGAGGAGCCTGCCTGGGAAGAGTCTTACCGGTCTAAACAAGGCCCTTGGTAAAAACCTGGGAGGGTAAATTCTGGGGCAGCTTTGCGCCACCGAGGGGGTGGACACCAGTCACTGCCACGATACCACCAGATCAAGCGATAGAGTTAGCATCACTCAAGCTCCCTCCCAACATTCGAAGGTCTAATGGATAGACGTGTACAAGTGCTCTTCACTCTCTCGAAGGAGACGGTGGCAGAGCTAGAATCAATTCCAAAAGGAGAGCGCTCACGATTCGCAGAGCGAGCGCTTAGGAGGGAACTTGGAAGCAAAGAATCTACTGGAAAAAGCAGTTCGAGATCTGCAGGAAAGCCGATCGGCAAGACAGAGAGCTCAAGTGGCCTGGGCGAGTCAGAGCGACGAGCCAAGGGAAGAGGTTGAGCCCTTGTCTCTTGATGATCAGGACACGAGCTCTGAGGAGCCTGTTGAAGAGCCAGTAAAGTCGAAGAGACGCAAGGACAAGATCTTTGAGGATGTGGCCTCCTTCTGTGCAGATATGACGGTTCCTCCACAGCTGATTGACGGTGTGCTACCGGAGGATTCGGTAGTAGCTCTGTTTGGTCAAGCCAACTGTGGGAAGTCTTTTTTGGCAATCGATCTGGCCTGCTCTGTGGCTACTGGGCTCTCCTGGCAAGGGAGAGCAGTATCTGAAGGGCCAGTGATCTATCTGGCTGGTGAGGGCAGATCTGGACTACAGAAGAGAATCAACGCCTGGCAGGAACAACTTGGAGTGATACAGCCTCATCGAATGCAGGTTTCGACGAGAGGAGCTGATCTTACTAATGAAGGAGATGTCAGTGCAGTCAGTGATGCTCTAAAGAGTATTACCAAGCGTACTGGCGAGGATCCGAAACTGATCGTGATCGATACTCTTGCCAGACACTTTGGGGAGTCTGATGAGAGCTCTACTAAGGATATGAATAAGTTTGTAGGGCTCCTGGATCATCTGAGACGCAGCTGGGACTGTACTATCCTGATCATTCACCACTCTGGAAAGGATGAGTCCAAGGGGATGCGAGGAGCAGGATCCTTAAGGGCTGCAGTAGACGTAGAATATTCCCTGACAAACCAGGACGGGATCCTGACCTTGGCTTGTACGAAGATGAAGGATAGCTCGATCCCAGAGGCAATTGTGCTCCAGTTGGAAGAAGTACAACTGGAGAGCGTAGTGAAGCCCACAGGAGAGCCTGTGACAACGTGTATTGTACGAGGTCAGGGAGAGGAGAAGAAGGTCAAGGGATCATTGCAGGGAAGCGCTCTGACGTTCTGGGAGAGCTTTCTGGAAGTGGAGAGAGCAGCCAGACTGCTCAGTGAGAGTGAGGATCAGGTTCCGCTTTGGTACTTGATCAAGAACGTCAATCAGATCTGTGGGAAGAAGGGGATTAGTCGCTCGATGCTTTCTCATCTGAGAAGCAACTATCGGGATCTCTACAGTGAGCTCCACTCTCTCCTTTCCTTTGAGGGAGAGTACGTTGCCAGACGCTCTGCAATTGATGTTTCACTGAATGTTTAACTAGAGCTTAAACATTGTTTAACTGTTTAACCAAGTCCCTATACGCAGTGTGTTTACGAGTTTGTTTAACTGGGGGTATATATCTCTCCCCCTTAAGGGGGGAGATATACCAGTAAACAGTAACACCCGTAGGACTCCAAACGGATTGTTTCAACAAATGGCAGGCAACCCACTCAAGAAGAAAGATACCAAGATTCGTAATTTCCTGGCGAAGGCTAGATCTCCTGAGTTCTGGGACAAGTTCTGGGAAGAGGTCGCTGCCAGTGAATCCAGAGGGAAGTACCGGGATGTTCTGGATAAGCACAAGATTCCCTACAGCTACTTTGACGAGTACGTGGCGAAGTTCCCTGCTGTGAAGGAAGCCGAAACCAAGGCTCTCCACAAGAGAGATGCTCGCAGAAGCGCTCACACTCTCTCGAGG